CAATAAAGAATATCAAATCAATAGGTTCATTTTACGAACCACGAATAGACACAAGTTCCAGCGACAAATTCATAGACTCAATGAAAAAATGTATAGCTTACATTAATATTGATTTAGAAAAGCAGGAACAAATACCAACATTACTAATAATAGCACAAGCCATTGTAGAATCTGATTATGGAACAAGTAGGTTTGCTAAGGAAGGTAATGCTCTTTTTGGAGTTAGAGTATGGTCTAAGAACGGAATACTTCCATTAAAACAAGACGCATCTATTAATTGGAGAATTAAAACTTACAAAACAAAATGCAGTTCTGTAAAAGATTATGTATCAATATTAAATAACAATCATCACTATTCTGACTTTAGAAATCTTAGACAAAAAACAAAAGACCCTATTAAATTAGCAGAAACATTAGGCAACTATTCTACTTCACAAACATACCGAATAGAGATAGTTAGAATGATTAACAAGATTAAGGACAAAATATAATGGCAAACGAAACCACTTCTACAAGCACAGCAGTTTTATATACTAATCGTAAAGCAAAAGGCACTTATAGAGTTTATAAACCTAAAACTTTAAAGATGCCTAAAAGGAAAAAGAAATGAAAAAAGCTATATACGACAGACCAAGACCAGCAAGACTCGGCAAACCAAAACCATTTAACACTAAAACAAAAGCTTACAAAACTGCAAGACGTTCAGCAGGTCAAAAGTTCGGCAAGAAAAACAGCTTTGTTAAAAACCTTTACATAGCAAAGAAGCTTAAAAGAAAATGAACTTACCTAACGAGATAGTCTTTGGAAGCAGACTTATTAAGTTAAACTTCATTGACCACGAGACAGCATCTAAGAAAAATATATTTGGACAATTTGAATATAGTAAAAACCTAATGACTTTGGACAAATCATTAGACCCTATTGAGATGAGCAATACTTTGTTGCATGAACTATTCCACTTACTACATGATGAATATAAAATAGATTTAAGTGCTAAAGCAGAAGAAGTAACCTGCAATTCATTAGCTAATGGAATCTGTCATGTACTTTATCAAAACCAAGATTTATTAGAGTTCCTTTACAAATCGTTAAAAAAAGAATAATTAGCATATTACGATACATCAATCGGTTAATATGGATAAAGACATACAAGTAATAGATAAAGGTGGGCGACCAGCATTTGATTTTTCACCCAAAGTATTGCAACAAATACAAGATTTAGCCAGTTATATGTGTACTAAGGAAGAAGTAGCAAATATTATAGGTTGTCATAGGACTACTTTATATAGAAACGAACAAGCATTAGAAGCTTATAACAAAGGGGTTAATGTAGCCAAACAAAAGATTAGAAAAACACAATTTGATATAGCTACTAAACTAAATTCCAGTATTATGGCTATGTGGTTAGGTAAAGTTTATCTTGGACAAACTGACAAGATACAAAATACTGATGACAATGCACCATTACCTATTTATGATATTGTTGAAGAACCAAAAGAAGTTATTGAACTAAAAGAAATTAAAAATGAGTAAATGTTTATTTTGCCAAAAACCTATGATGAATAAATTAGAGCAACATATTAAAGCTTGTTCTAAATGTATTGTAGATCTACTTATGAAGAAGCATAATTTAAAAGTTAAGAAACAAGCACCAATAAGCATTATCACAAACAAGTATGGCAAAGTTTAGTTTAAGAAGTTCTGATAAGAATAAAAAAGGTGGATTAAGTGCATCAGGTAGAGCAAGATACAATCGTGCTACTGGAAGTAATCTAAGACCACCAGTTAAAGGCAGACCAAATACAGCAACAGAATTTAGACGCAAAGGTTCATTCTTAGTTAGAATGGGAAGTGGTAGAGGTAGATTGTTTGATGAGAAGGGCAATAAGACTAGACTGAAGCTATCATTAGAAGCTTGGGGATATAGAGGTAAAAGTAAACCTGAAGCAGTAGCTTTGGGAAGAAGGTATTTAAGAACATATCAAAATAAAAAGAAATGATACAATGTGTGGGCGAAAGAAACCAAAAATGTTAGATAAGAAAATGCGTGGAAGCCATGATCTTGAAGTAAGACTTTATGAAGCTTTAAAACAAGCTGATCTTGACCAAGAAGAAATACAAAGATTAAACCTAATAATTAAAAAGTTAGAAGAAGATTTGGAGAACTCATCTAAGTCAGTAAATTAAATGATTAATGTCTTTATTGGATATGACAGCAAAGAAAAAATAGCTTACCATATACTCAGCGAGAGCATACTAAGACATAGTTCAGTACCAGTTAGATTTATACCACTTTACCTGCCGAACCTAAGAGACTCATTCACAAGACCAAGAAACATTTTATCATCTACTGAGTTCTCATTTAGTAGATTTATAGTTCCTTACCTGATGGAGTACAAAGGTTGGGCATTATTCTTAGATTGCGATATGCTATTTACTTCTGACATAAAAGAACTATGGGATTTAAGAAATGATGATTATGCAGTTATGGTTTGTCAGCATGATTATACACCTAAGCACTTATCTAAGTTCGGCAATCAAATACAAACTGTTTATGAAAAAAAGAACTGGTCTAGTTTAATGCTAATGAATACAGCTAAGTGCAAACAGCTTACAAAAGAATATGTTGATACTGCATCAGGACTAGAACTTCATCAATTCAAATGGACTGATAAGGTTGGTGGCTTACCTTTAGAATGGAATTGGTTAGTTGGCGAATACCCACATAATCCTAATGCTAAAAACATACACTTTACAGAAGGTGGTTGTTACTTTGAGAAGTACGAAGATTGTGATTACTCAACAGATTGGTTTAACATTTATACAAATACAGTTAAAATTCAATTATGAAAGCTTTTGTAACTGGTGCTAATAGAGACTTCGTTGATATATTAGATTGGTTCTTAAAAGGTTATCACAAGCATATTAAGATTCCATTATACATAGCTAACTTTGGTATGCTTAAAAAATATCCAAACGAACTAATGGTTGCGACAGATGACAGAACTTGGTTCTATAAACCTAAAGCTATAATGCAAGTTCCTGCAACACAAATAATCTGGTTAGATTGTGACATAGAAATAAAAGAAGATATATCTGATATGTTTGATATGATTAAAGACGACTACCTATTATCTAAAGATCATGCAGTAAGAACTGACAGATGGCAAACTGGTATTGTTGGTATTAAAGATAAACAAGTTTTAAACAAATGGTTTGACAGATGCGAGATGAGACAAGAACGATCAGATCAAGAAGCATTTAATAAAGTAGTACATGAGTTTAAGATCAATAGATTACCCAACGAATATCATGGTTTAAGATTAGGCAAGAATAATGATATAGCTAAAACAATACATTGGACTGGAGAAGATGGAAAAGAAATTATTAGAAAAAAGATTCGTGAGTCAAAACAAGAATCTAAACATAATCTCAGTACCAATTAAGTTCATTAAGTATTCAAATCAATTTAACAAACATAATTGGCTTAGTCTTAAAGTAAGATCAGAACGTGATAACTTATACCTTAATGACAATCTAGCTAAACGCAGATTAAAAACATTACCTGAGATTGATAATCTATTTAATCCTCTAATACTTTGGGCTAGTGATTATTTGATCTGCATATTCGGCAACAAAAGACTAAAGACAGCTATTGATAAAGGTTACACGTATATAGACTGCTTAGTTTATAATAACCTAGATCAAGCAGTTAAAATAGGCACAAGTATATGGGAAACTTTTAAAGAACATAAACTATCTAAAGTTGATTATTTATTAACAACTGATAATCAAGGCATTACAGATATTTCTAAATATATGGTGGAAGAAAAACAATTCATAGACATTTACGCAACACACCAACAAGTCTTAATCCAAGAAGCTTTAAATTGTAATGAAGATATAATGGAAACTGGTTGTGGTTATTATTCAACACCATTATTAGTTGAGATAGCAAAAGCTAAAGGAATTAAACTAATATCATTTGTCCAAGAGATTAACTGGGCTAGAAGATTTGACTATTTAATAGGTTCACATTATCAGCAGATACAAATAGATTTTACAAAAGAAATACCATTAACACAAAGGTTTGGAATGTGCTTATTAGATCACGAGCAATTAGTTAAAGATAGAATCAAACATCTTAACCATATTCTAAAGCACACAGATACAGTTGTAATACATGATGCAGATATAGTTCAGTCGTTTAACTTCCTGCACAAACCACATACGATTGAAATGCACAAACACTTAACACCTAACACAGCAGTAATAAGAAATGTTTAATCCTTACGAATACTTTAAAGGCAAAAATGTATTACTCATTGGTAATGGTGAGAAGATAAACCAGATTGATTACAGTAAATACAATTCAATAGTTAGAATGAATCTTGGAGTTCAAGATAAACCATGTGATGTATGG